GTCTTATATTATCTAATAAAGTTATTGTTAATAGAACAATAAAACCAATTGAATTAAAAACAGAATTATTATTAAATCCATTTTATGAATTTATCATAAATACTTCACATAATACATATATTCCATGTACCCAAAACATTGATATTGTATCATGTGAAGCAATTAAATATGCATTAGCAATGGGTGCACGTGTAATAGAATTAGATTGTTTTGCCAAAAATAATAAAGGAACTACTTTAGATGATATGACTCCAATTGTAGCACATGGATTAGAAAGAAAATCAGGAGATTATTTTACAACATCTTATATTAATTTTGAAGAATGTATTAATGTTATATTACAATTTGGTTTTTTAACATCAGATCCATTAATTATATGTTTAGAATTAAATACAAATAAATTAAATCTTGTACAAAAAAAAATGCGAGAAATTATTATACAAAAACTAGGAGATAAATTATTAAATCAATCATTTAAAATTTCTCAAGGACCTAATAGAAAAATATTTACATACGAACCAATTAAAAATTTATTAAATAAAGTAATATTTCTTTCTGGTGAAGGTTATACAGATGAATTAACCGATATTATTGATGGAACTTTTAATGAATCCCAATATTTTAATAATACTAATAATACTGACAATAATTTAAATGAACCTAATAAATTAGGAGTTATTCAAAGAATTTATCCAACATCTAATTTATCAGGTCATTTATCATTAAATTATGATCCAACTAAATTCTGGAAAAATAAGTATCAATTAGTAGCTCTTAATTTTCAAGCAATTGATCATAATTTTATTAAAAATATAGCAATGTTTAAATTTAATAGTTTTGTTCATTTTTCTGAATTTAATTGAATAAAATGTTTTCTACATACTGGACTATATGATTCTGCACCACCTACTAATATTTTAGCAGATGATTCAATTAATCTAAATGTAAATGGTGCAGGTGTACCATTTTTACAGATATTACAAAGTGAACTTAATTTAATACAACTATCTGCATATGGTATTAAATTCAATATTGATCCTATTGGTTGTCTTTGAAAATCTCCGTCTAACCCACCGATTATTATATCAACTAAATAATTCTCAATCCATTTAACAACTGTATCTAATAAGTCTGGGAAAAATTGTCCTTCATCTATAACTATAGTATCATAGTCTTTTATATATGTAATATCATCTAATCTATTCAAGTCAATACATTCAACAGAATCATAATTATGAGATGTGATTTTATTAATATTATATCTTATATCAATTTTTGGTTTTATTACTAAAACTTTTTTATCAATTATTTGTAATTGTCTAATTTTTCTAATTAATTCTGTTGATTTTCCAGAAAACATTGGCCCAATAATTAGTTCTAATTTTCCACTCATTTTGATTATTTAATATTTTATATTTTTAAATTAAATTTTAATCAATTTTTAATTAAATTGATTTAACTATATAAATTTTATATATTATTAATGTCTAATAAAAAGTTTCCTATTATATTATCATTTGATGTTGGTGTTATTCATTTAGCATATTGTTTATTAACCCAAAAAGAATTTATCAATGTTGATGGAACTATTAAAGTTGATTGGGATATATTAGATTGGAATAATATTGATTTAACAAATAGAAATGAACAAAAATGTCAGTGCGGAGCCAATGCTAAATTATTTAATAGTATTAAAAATGAAACAAATTATTATTGTAAAACTCATGGTAAAAAAGTTGAGATTGTGGTAAAAGAATTTGATCAATGTTTTAAAGAATGTGATAATAAAAAAGAAAGTAATTGTAAATATCAAATAGGATCAGGTACAAATATAAAAGTTTGTGGTAAATCTGCTAAATATTATCAAACTAACAATGATGTAATTGATAATATATGTACAACTCATGCAAAACAAAAATATAAGTCAGATATAAAATCATCGCAACTAAAACCATTTAAACTAAAAAATTCAAATACATTAAATTTTGATGATGTTAAGTATAGTTTAATTATGGAATTGGAAAAAAGAAATAATTTATTAATAGCCGATTATGTGGTAATTGAAAATCAACCATCTTTGAAAAATCCACGAATGAAGTCAATAGCATCAACCTTATATGATTATTATTTAATTAGAGGTATTATTGATAAAACTCGTACAAATTCAAATATTACACAAGTTAAATTTATGTCACCATCTAATAAATTAAAATTAGCCGATGATGGAGATACCAAACAACTAATTAAAGCTAAATTAACAGATGAAACTAAATCTTATAAATTGACTAAAAGTTTAGGTATTAAATATTGTTTAATTTTGACAAACCATTTAGAAAATTGGCAAAAACATTTTAATTCCCATAAAAAGAAAGATGATTTAGCAGATGCTTTTCTTCAAGGTGCATATTTTTATTCTAATAAATTTTAATAAAAAATCTTTTCTTTTCAAGGTGCATATTTTTATTCTAATAAATTTTAATAAAAAATCTTTTCTTTTCAAGGTGCATATTTTTATTCTAATAAATTTTAATAAAAAATCTTTGATTTAAAAAAAAATTGATTAATAATAATTATATAGTATAATTATTATTAATAATGGAATCAAAACTTGATGATAAAAATATAAATTTGTGTGGAGTGAATTATTATTCAGTTCAACATCCCGCACTAAATGATCTTGTGTTAGTAAGATTTAATAGTATGTCTGAAGCATTTTTTGGAATTTTACTAGAATATGAAGGGTATAATTGTATAATGAATCTAAAAGACATTATAAAAAAACGGAAAGTGACTAGTTGGACAAAATTTGTTCCAATTGGTAAAGTATTAATTGTCCAAATTGATAACGTGGATGAACATAAAAAGATTGTCCAAGTATCAATGATATATTTAGGAGATAGAATTAAAGAATCTGGATTATCATATAATCAAATTCAAGAAAAGTTAATGGAATCTTTTAATGAAAATAAATTAATGGAAAATTTTATAAAAACTATATGTATTGTAAATAATTTAATATTTAATGATATTTGGATAACATTTGTTTATCATATTGATGAACAACGACGTATAAATAATAATGATTATCCAAGTATTTGGAAATATTTTATTGAAAATATCACTGATTTAGATGAGTGGATTAATAACTCTAATTTAGATGATTCAATTGGAGTTATTATTTTGGAGTTATATAAAAAGAAAACAAAAGAATTACCTAAAAAAATAACTTCAAAAATTGGTATTATTTCTTTGGGTGGTATTAATCCAACAAAAGAATTACTAAAAAATATAATTAAAAATATTAATTATAATTATACATTTCGCTATGATACGACTCCATATTATCTTTTTGAAAGTTCAACCGAAGATTCAAATATTGAATCACATAATGAATTTATAAAAAATTTAGAAATAGAATCCCAAAAATTTAGTCCAAAAATCTTTATAAAATCAGATTTTATTGGTAAAATATCAACATTATAAATTTATATTCTAATAACTTTTTTTTTATTTTTTACTAATCCCATAGTTGTTTCTAAATTTAATTGGTTATGTTGTATTGGTGTATTTCTTTTAATAGTGTATTCAGAATCAATTTCAGAATAAATTTTATTAAGTTTATCAATAGGAACTTCTTTTAATTTATGTAATTTATAAGATTCTTCTATTTGCATTTGTCTTGAAATTAAAGGTGGATGAAGTATTAAATATTCTTTACTATTAATAATAGAATTTTCTCTAAATTTTTCAATTGTTAGATTACCACCAAACTCTTGAAGAGTAATCCAATGTGGTGCAGAATTAATTTCTTTATATTCAGAATAAGTTAAATAATAAAGTAAATTAATAAGTGATTCTCTTTTCCAAGACAATGAGTCATTTAAATCTAAATTATAACTTTTCATACAACTAAAACTACAAAAATTTCCAATACAATAAAAAGTTTCATTATAATAATCTTCTGGTAATTGAACTGCAGGAGAATTAAAATAATTTTTACACCACCAACATTTTGTATTTTTATTAAAATTTAAAGTATGAGTTATTATTTTGTTTATATTATTACTTAATACTAATTTGTTTGAATCAGATACTGAAAATGATTTTTGATTTTCTATTGTATCTGATTCATCTGAAGTTTTTAATTTTTGAAGTTGTAATTTACAATTTATGATATCTTTTTCTGATTTTATAAAAAGAGACATATCATTATTAGATTCATTATTAGATTCATAATTTGTTTCATAATTATTAATATCACTTAATGTTATTGGTAAATGTAATATTATTTTTTCATCTTCTGAATTTACTTTATCTTCAGATATTATATTATTATCTGATTTTTGTAAAAATGTATTAAAGTTTTTTGGTTTACGACCTCTTTTTTTCTTTACATTTATTTCTGACATTATTTTTATACATGAGTATTCTTTAAATTTTATATCTTTAATATTTAGAGAATATTTTATTTAAAAAATACTAATATTTGATTTTTTTGGTTTTCTTCCTTTTTTTTTATCACTTAAAGTTGTTTCTGATACTAACCTATCATTATTTGTAGAACTATCTTCTTGTGTATCAGTATTTGATGGTTTAGATGGTTGTAAACTATGAATTCTATCTAATATATTTTTAACTTCATTCGGAGCTCTAATATCTGGTGCAACTGATTTTAATTGATTTGCTGAAATGGTTGGTGGTAATCCATTTGATGGACGTGGTTGATTTGAATTAAACATAGAAGAATTAAAGGCTGCTCCTAACATATTAGATTCAGGTTTCTGTTGATTTGTTATAATTTCATTTTGTTTTTGTATTTGTTCTTGAAGTTGTTGAATATATTGTTGTTGATTTTGTTGTGTTTTTAATTTTGACTCAGCTTCTTTCTTTCTTAATTCTTCTTTTTGTCTTTCAATATTTAATTCTTGTGGAGTCATAAATTGGGAACTTTCTTTTTTCCCTGGATTCATTATTTTACTTAATAAACCTGGATTTGATGCTAATACTGAATCTAAACCTGGTAATTTTGCTGCTTGAGATCTTGAAAAATGAAATGCTGATGCTGATGCTATTATTAAATATAATAATTTAATTTCTGGAGCTAATTTTCTTCCAGTTCCTTTATACTTTTCATATATTTCTTCTAATACATCTTCCCAAGAATCAACTTCTACTGACATATGATCACTCCAACCCGTTATATGAAATTCAAATGGATCATATTTATCATTCAAAAATTCAATAACAGAGACTGCTTGTAATAAACCGGATTTAAAAATTTTGACACCATTTCTTTTATCAGCAAAACTTCTTAATAATTCATATTCATATTCCATTTCTTCAAATGATGAATTAAAATCATAGTCTTTTGATAGTTGATATCCTTTTGCTTTTATTTCACATAGTTTTCTTAATAATTCTATTTTTTTCATTCTAATTTCTTGTTGGGTTAATAGTTTTGGTTGTTCTACTACTATATTTGTTGTTTTAGGAGGATCCTTATTTTTTGATATACCTGAAAAAAATACATTATTTGGAGGTTTCTCTGAATTGGGTCCTTTTGGAGTAATTGATATTTTATCATATTTAGGTTTTGATTCTGATGATACACTTTTTGTTTTTTCATGACTTGAACTTCTTTTTGAACTTTTTGAACTTTTTGAACTTTTTGAACTCTTTGAACTTAAACTGTTTGATGATTTTTCAGTATCAGAATCTTTTAATAAATTTTCTAAATCAGATGATTCTGATTTTGGTTTCTTTACTACCTTATTTGGATTAGAAATCATACCAAAATAGTAATCAGTATCAGTTGTTTGAGGTTTTTTATTTACTGATTTGTCTTCAATATGATTATTATCTGAATTTTGATATTTAACTCTTACCTCGGATGATGAAGTTTCTGAATCTGACATTATTAATGTTAAGATTCTTTCCTTTAACTTAACGCAATTAATTATTTAAAATTAAACAAATTTTAAATAATTCATTTTAATAATTATATTCCTTTGTGTTATTCATTGATTCTAGTGACTTAAATGTTTCTTTTGCAGTTTTAGCATATATATAATCAAGAGTTAATACAAAAGCAATAGCAATAATAATAGCCAACTGTGGATCTTTATTACCTCTTACTACAACAAGAAATAAAATTAATATTCTAAAAATAGTATTAGTAAATAAATTTTTAACTACATCAGGAAGTTCTGGACCTAATAAAGCTGCATATAAACCTAAAGCTAAAGTTATGGTGGTTGAAATATATTTATTATCAAATACATCTTGGAGCATTATTATATATATAATTTAGAATAATTTTTTTATATTTAATTATTTCTTAATATTCATTTTTAAATGCTCATATTATTTATATTATTATTCATTACTATTAATAATATTTTTACTTTATTTAATAATAAAACTTCTTCTGATTCATTCATAAATATAGGTTTTCCTTCTTCATTTATTAAATTTATAAATTTAAGATATTGTTTTAATGATTCATTATTAATTATTTCACCATAAATTTCTATCATTTTACTTTCTATTATTTTTTTTAATTCATTATCTTTTAATGCTTTCTTAGTTAGTTGATAAGCTTTGTCATTAAATATATTTTGGCTAAATG